TAGGCCATTTAAACCTTATTCCAAAGGATATATTCAAGCTAGAAGAAAAAGATTTAACGACCCTAGCAATCAAGACACAACACCTAAAAATTTTGTAGATTTAAATTTTACAGGAAAGATGTTTAGTGCATTGACATTTACTACTAGACCTAGTCGTGGGATAGTATTTTTTAGAAGTGCAGAACAAACTAAGAAAGCATTAATTCATAATGAGGGTAAAGGGCGTATGCCTAAACGTGAATTTTTTGGCATATCAGATCAAGAACAAAAGAAAATTAATGCAATTATTGCAAAAAGTATTAAAAAAGCATTAGCATGAGTTTAAGAGAAGATATTGCCGGTAATATAATAACAACACTAGATGCAGTTACTACACCTATTGAATTTAAAAAGATAACTAGAGAGCCATTTAAAGTAGAAGAATTAGCCGACCCTCAGTTCCCTGCTTTATATATAACAACCTCAGATGAAACGAGAGAAGATTTTGCATTAGGTGATTATTCCGCAGGTAAACGTAGTGGTACTATTGATTTTATTGTTGTTGGTTATGTCAAAGGTACAGAAACAAATATAGATACTAAGCGTAATGAATTAGCAGAAGTAGTGGAAGAAATACTTGATACTGATAGAACTAGAGGTGGAAACGCTAAAGAAACTAAAATTATAGAAGTTAATTCAGATGAAGGCACATTATATCCTTTGGGAGCAGTGCGTATTGTGGTAAGAGTATTTTATGAATTTGTTAGGGGTACATCATAATGGCTAAACGAATAAGAGTATTTATGCCCAATGGATTAGGAACTATATCTATCTGGGATAATGAACTAGACAAATTTCTAGACAAAGGTTATAAAACCGAAATAGAAAAAAAATCTACTAGATCATCTAAGAAAAAAGATGTAATAGTAGAAGAACAACAACCAAAGGAGAATGAAGAATGGCAACACATGTCGGAACAAGCGGAGTAGTTAAAGTCGGAACTGATACAGTGGCAGAAGTCACAGGTTTTACTATTGATCAATCCAATGACACAGTTGAAGATACATCTCTAACCGATACATCAAAGACCTACAAAGTTTTAAGAAGTGACGCAACAGGAACTGTTGAATGTCATTGGGACGAAACTGATACAACAGGTCAAGGTGCATTAACTATCGGTGCAGAAGTGACTCTTAACTTATATCCAGAAGGTGCGGACGCAGGCGATACTTATTACACAGGTACTGCTATCGTGACATCACTTTCTCAAGCAGTCACACTTGATGGTGTAATTTCAAGAACTATCAATGTTCAGTTTTCAGGTGGCGTAAGCACAACAACTGTATAATCTAAATGCCTAAAAAGAATTATCTTGAGGGTGCTATAAATCACTTTAAGCACCAAGAAATTAAGGTTATAGAAGTTGAAGAATGGGGATTAGTTGGCGATGACGCTATCTATGTTAAACCATTTACGCTACTTGAAAAATCTGAATTATTTAAAGACAACATGAACGATCTTACAGTTCTTGTTGATATCATAGTTAAGAAAGCAGAAACCAAAGATGGTGAAAAAATGTTTGATTTGGAAAGTAAAATTCAAATGAAAAAATTTGTAGATCCAGATATCATTGGTAAAGTTGCTAGTAAAATTATGGGTACTCAAACACCTACAGAAGAATTAAAAAAAAACTAAATTCTGATTACAATTTACGATTTCACTTTTTCTTAGCAGAAAAATTACATAAAACCATAGGCGAAATAATGGCTATGCCATTAGAAGAATTTGATTTGTGGTATGCTTATTATTCATTAAAAACTGATGAAGAACAAAAAGCATTGAATAAACAAAAAATGAGTTTAAAAAAGAGGTAAATGACTCAGCAATATCTAATTCAAATTATTGGTCAAGATAAAACCGGTAAAGCGTTTAAACAAGTTCAAGGTAATGTAGATAAAGCAAGAAGATCAGTATTAAATTTAAAAAATGCCATTATCGCTATTGGTACAGGAACAGTCGTACGTTCTATTATTAATACTACTGCTAGATTCCAAGATTTAAGAACCTCATTAGCCTCAGTGACAGGAAGTGCAGAAGCAGGAGCAGAAGCATTTAGATTTATTACAGATATTGCTACTAGAACACAGTTTTCAGTAGAAGATTTATCAAGATCATTTATTAAATTGAAAGCAGCAGGTATCACGCCTTCCGCAGAAATTTTAAATGTTTTCACAAATACGGCAGCGATCACAACAGATCAAATAGGTACATTAGAAGCAGTCACCGATTTATTTGCTAGAACTGTTAGCGGTGGTTTAGGTTTAGAAGAAATACAAAGATTAGGTGATAGAGGTGTACCTGTATTAAGAATACTTGAAGAACAGTTAGGATTGACAAGAGGACAAATATCTGAGTTTGGTAAAACTGCAGAAGGGGCAAAAAAGATTGTTGATGCTTTTGCTAAAGGTATTCAAGATGAATTTGGTGATGCTACTGCCAACCTATTAAAGAATCTAAATGTTCAATTTTCAAACTTAGGTATCGCAATAACTGATGCTCAAGATATTTTAGGTCAAGGATTAGCGCCTGTTATAGCTGATATAACAGTTTCACTTACAGATTTTATTAATGTCAATCAACAAGCCATTAGAGAAATAGGTGTTAATTTAGGAATAGCTTTGAGAGATGCAATCAGTCTATTTAATGTAGCCAGAAATAATATAGAAACCACAAGCGTAGTTGTTCTTGGTTTAGTTTCAGCGTTTAGTCCTATATCTGGAGCAATATTGGCAGTTATAATTGTTATAAATCAATTTAGAAATGCTTTAGAAGAATCCTTAGGTGTTCCATTAAGATTGGCAGATGTTTTTAAAGGTACATTTGAATTTATAAAATCTACTGTAAGAAACGCACTATCTAATTTAATTGAAGGATTAAAAGAATTTGTTAATAATGCAGTTGCTTTAATTAATTTTTTACCTTTCACAGAGATTGCATTACCTTTTGAAATAGCAGAAGATCAAATTGAAGAATCAACAAAATCACTAGATGAATTTATACTTGCAAC